CAGGGGAAGTAAACGCCACAGACCTCAAGGTCAGCACGGCTATTCAAGACACCAACGGTGCCGAGTTAATTAAAGTTTCTGCAACCGGCTCAGCGGTAAATGAAGTCACTGTTGCGAATGCGGCAACTGGGAGTAATCCAACGCTGTCCGCGACAGGCGACGATACGAATGTCGGCATTGACGTGACTCCAAAAGGCACGGGCGAGTTCAATGTCACATCTAGCTTTTTTACGGGCATATTTTCAGATAAGGTCAGCGCGCTTGGTAATACAGGCACTGCAAAGACGCTAGATGCGTCTACCGCCCAAGTTTTTACGGCAACATTGACCGACAATGTGACATTTACGGTTTCTGGCGAAAATGGTGTTTCTAATCGCACGTCATCTTTCATTCTTATTTTGACAAATGACGCGACAGCCAGCAGGACTGTGGCACTGACTGGAGGCACATTCAGGTATCCCGGCGGCTCAGTCAGCCGAACAACCGACGCTAATGCCACCGACATTTGGTTTTTTATGTCGCCAGATAACGGCACAACTTGGTATGTGAACATACCACTGAAAAATATGTCTTAATTTAACTGCCTAAATAGGAGACGCCCTTATGGCACTTACCGCTGAACAACAAAGTCAAGTTGATATAAGCAACGCAATAGAAAATAACCGCGCAAGCAATTTGTCGGCACAAGAAGCAAAGCGCGCAAAGCTAGAGATGGTGCGTATGGCCAAAGATATTTTGGTCGAAAATCGCAGAACTCAAGCCGCCGCAGATGCTGTCGACATTACTGCCTCTGCCGTAACTGCTCTAGCAACAGATCTGACCGCCTTTGTAGAGGGATGACATGGATGTGTATCCATACTTTGCCTCTCCTATTTACAGGGAAGAGAGGCCCGAGTGGATAGAGGAAACGATCAAGCACACCCAGAAGCATTACGACCAGATTCAACCCTCAACAGTTAAGCAAACTGCCCACATGGCGAATGACCCTGATCTTGGGTACTTGGCGTCTTATTTTCGAGATAAAGGCGTCAGTATCCTCAAGGATCAGGGTTATTCAACAGATGAGCATGAGTTTTTTGTCTCTGGAATGTGGGGGCAAGAATTTGCCTGTGCGGGTGCCAATATGATGCACGTCCACGGAGACAGCCAAATATCGGGCTTTTACTTCTTAGAAGTCCCAGAGGGCGGCTCTTACCCTATTTTTGACGATCCAAGGCCCGGCAAGCGCATGGCTGACTTGTGGGCAGAGCCTAGCGACCAAGTAACAATGGCTACGCCGCAAATACACTTCAACAACGTCCAAGCAGGGACCATGATGCTTTTCAATTCATGGTTACCGCACATGATTACATCAAATCAGTCCAATGATCCGACAAAATTTGTGCATTTTATTCTGTCTAAGAGAGCAAGGTTTATTTGATGCAACATCCACTAACGCCATATACCGACAAATTAGAGCCGTTTGCGTGGTGGAAAGATGCTTTCAATGGACAGGAGCTTGATTGGCTCCAGCAAAAGGCTAGAGAGGCCACCGACAAAGCCAAAACAGCCAGCGGGCTAGATAACGGCTACCGCCGCTCAGAGGTAAATTGGCTACACAAAGACTCGGAATGCAGTTGGGTTTTTGAAAAACTGGCCCATGTGGTTTCCAGCTTAAACGCATCTTACTATAGGTTTGATTTGACGGGTTTTGGAGAGCCTTTACAACTAACAAACTATCACGAAGGTGATCAGGGAGCTTATAAGTTCCATCAAGATTTAAATTCTGGCGGGATTAGCAGGAAGCTGTCTTTAGTATTACAGCTTTCGGATCCAGCAGAATATGAGGGGGGGAACTTGGAAATACTGCTTGGCAAGGATCCAATCACCATGTCCAAAAGCAGGGGCTTAATATTGGTTTTTCCCTCGTGGACGTTGCATCAAGTGACCCCTGTAGTGAGGGGTTCGCGACAAACATTAGTATCTTGGATTACAGGGCCGCCTTTCAAATGAACATTGATTTCAAAGATTTTATAGGAGTCTTTTCTGATGTTTATCCAGAAGGCTTTTGTGAGCACCTGATATCTGAATTTAACCGAAACAAAGATTTAGGGTGCGGGACTGACAGACAGAATGGAGAGGGCGCACTTAAAACGGCTAAAGACGACTACCAAATCTTTTCTAATGGTAAAAATATTAATTTTATTGGTTTTGATGGGGCTAATACAGTAGACGTATTTTTTGATGGCCTTCAAAGGTGCTTCGACAGTTATGCAAACGAATTTTCAGTAATCAAAGACCTTCGTATAAACTGCAACAATATGAAAATGCAAAAAACAAGCAGTGGCGGCGGTTATCACGTTTGGCACTGTGAACAAGGCAATGATGATCACGCAAATAGGGGTTTAGTCTATATGCTTTACCTAAATACATTGCCGCGTGAGGCTAATGGTGAAACGGAGTTTTTATATCAACAGCGGCGGATTAACCCCGTCAAAAACACTATGATTTTATGGCCAGCGGCGTTTACGCACGTCCACAGGGGCAATCCTGTCTTTGGCGACCATAACAAATATGTTGTGACGGGGTGGTTTTACCACGAGTGAGGAAATTATGCCTATAGGTTCTAGTAGATCAGGCGTCATGGGTGCAGGCATTACGCCGGGAGGATGTGAAGTTTTTAATGCCCCCGGAACTTTTACGGTGCCTGCGGGGATCACTACAGTAAACGCAACGGGGAAAGGATCCGACGGAAATCCCGGTAACGCTGGTAATTCGGGGGGTTTTGGCTCCGGAGGAGGCGGGGGCACTGCTGGCAGTATTAACCTCAACACTCTACAGTATTACAGCGGAAATGGCACCTCTGGGGGATCTGGCGGAAACGGTCAGGGAAGCGGTAATCCGGGCGGTGCGGGTAATAATACTGCCTCAACGGCTTTTTGCCTGACATTCCCCGGAGGCACGGCGGGCACGGGTGGAACGGGCGGCAGTGATGGCAGTGGTGGTAACTCTGGCCAGTCGGGAACCCCATATAATTGCGAGATTCCTCAGCCTGCCAACAATCCTACCTGTGGCTCTGCTTTTGTTTGCTCTGGTCAGCCTAAAGCCAGTGGTGGCAATCAAGTTGGTGGACAAGGCAGTATAGGCTCAGCTAAACGCATCCACTCACAGGGCGGCGGAGGTTTTTTTGCTAATTACAAACGCTCTCGTGGCGGCGGCGGCGGAGGCGGAGCTGGGAGAACAAACGCTGGCAACCCTGCGGACCAACAACTCGGTTGCCAAGAAGAAAAAGGGGTCGGTGGTAATATCGGCGGCGGATGCGGCGCATCAGGACAGCTTACCGGATTTCTAGCCACCCAAGGCACCCCACAAACCCCCCAAGTAATCCAGACTGGCGCTGGACAGGCCGCTAATAGCTATGGAGCAGGCGGTGGTGGAGGCGGCGGTGCCGCCGGTATAAACGGAAACGATGTTAATGATCCGAGCGTTGAATATTACGCCGCTTCAGGCGGCGGCGGAGGCGGAAGAGGGGGCGCAGGAAATCCGGGCAACCCCGGAAATGCCGGTTCAGCGGCAAACCCAACAACGCACAACTGCATAGCTGTGGTCTCAGGCGCTTGTTATCCAATCACGGCAAATGGTCCGGTTACCGTATCGTGGAACCCGCAGTAATGAACAAGAAAGAGTTTGAAAAAGAGTTTACTGAGCGACAGCAACAAGCGCAGTTAAAAGCTCTGGATGCAAATAAAAACAGGGCACAAGCAGTCAGCATAGGAATGTCTGGATCAGGAACGACAGAGATAACCATGCGAGGTCAAGATGGCACATTTTTGTGGAATTGCTATCAACCCGTGCAGGTTACTGAGTTCATACATCAACTTGCCGCAAGCATTGGCTGTCATATACACATACAGCCTCGAAATGATTTCGCCAGTTGGCGGGAGTGGCGTGAACCGTCAGAAGCAGAAAGACTACATTTGAATGGCTTTCCGCCTTTTGCAGGCGAGTTGAAAGGCAGTGAAAAAATAGGATTGGCCCCACCCCAAGAGCAAAACTCGTCTATGGAGAATGAAAATGTGGCAACTAAGAAGGCTGTCAACAAGCGAGCCGTTAAGCGACGTAGGGCCGCTACCAAATAATTGGGGCCCAATTTTTGGTTTGCATGGAATCCAAGAAAGACTTGGCGATTTGTCGTGGCTTGGTCCTGACTATGAAGATTTGGGCTGGGTGGAGCTTACAGAGGCAGATATAAGATCCATTAAAGAGTCTGAGGCTATGTCTCGCGTAGATGCAGAAAAAGCGCTTGCTGTTGAAGCGCTCAACGACCCGAATATCGTTGTAGGGGACAAAATTGCTTGGAATGAATATTTACTGGCGCTAGATACTGTTTGCCTGTGCCCTGACTTAGATTGCGACCCAAAATTCCCAATACGTCCTGATGCCCAAGTATCGAGTTAGATTTAACAAATCACGCGGGCAACCCGGCAGGGGTACAAAAGATCATGTTTGGAGGGTGCTACAGGGCAATGACGAATGGCTTGCTAAACAGATAATAATACAGGTGCCCTCTCGCGGCGAACAAGAAGGACAAGACTGGAACATAGTGTGCGAGGGCACACTATTGTTTTTTGCTGATACAGACACGGCGGTAATCGAGTAATCACAAATGGACATTGAGTTAAATTTTTATCGAGAGAAAAATTTTTCTCATGTCGTAATAGACAATTACTTTTCCTCAACAGAGATTGAGGAGGCGCTACAAGAGCTTCGGGATCTTAGGAGACTGGCCGCAGGGGCAAAGTTTACAGGCTCTGCACAGACCTCTGAGGGCGTTTTTAAAAAAACAGGGTCTGGAGTCTGGCTCGACGATGTTTATCGTGACAGAAACGCCTCTCCAATACTCAAGGCGACCCGCAAAATATTTGACAAAAGACTGTACGGCCCGATGATAGCGTTTGATGTTGTCTTTGAATTTGTCGCAAAATCCAACTTTGATCAATGTTTAGCCAATTATTACTCGGTAGGGGAGCGATACGACGCTCACCAAGATCAGTCTCGGATAACGGCGGTCACCCTGCTTGGCGATGGAGAGTTCACAGGTGGCGGCTTTGCTTTTCCAGATCAAGGGGTGGAGGTGGCTTTCAAGCAAGGCAGGACGGTGGTTTTTCCTTCTTGCGTCAATCACGCCAGCATTCCTCATTTGAGCGCTCAAGAGGACGCCTGTAGAATGTCGATAGCTCAATTCATCGACTCAAAATAGTAGCGTCAAATATTTGTCAGTTGTTTATCTGTACCTTGTCTTAGATACTTATATTTACACATGGGCGATAGGTAGCAGGACTCGCCTTAAAAGTTACAGGATGTGCGTCTACAAGGAGATTGAGGGAGACCCCGAGAAGACGTGGACTTTTTATTTGGATTATCAGACAGGGAGATGTGATCCATATGTAATACATAAGGTGTCTGATGATCGATCCAATCTCCGCCGCGGCGGCCGCTAGTCAAGCGTATGCTGGGGTGCGCGCATTCATTGAGGCAGGCAAAAGCATCGAAGACACCTTCCAAGTTGTGGCCAGATGGCAGGGCCACGCATCTGATGTGCTGTACGCTAGTCAGCGCCACAAAAAAAGAACCAACCCCCTTAAAAAAATTGTTTTTGCTGGATCTGTGGAAGCGGAAGCGGCCCAGATGTTTGCGGCCAAAAAACGAATCGAAAACCAGCGAAAAGAATTAATTACCTTGCTGGGATACGCTTACGGAAATGAAGGGGTCGCCGAGTACCGACAGTGCATTAAAGAAGTAAGAGAGCAGAGACAGCGCGAGGTATACGCTCAGCAGGAAGCCAAGGACAGTTTGATCAAGTCTTTTTGGATTATTGTGCTTTTGGGCGTTGCTGGGGGCATTATTAGCGTTATTGTAAACGCAGTGACAAGTAGGGGGGCGTGATGTGTAGCGACAGAATGGAAGCCCTTTTGGTGGGCGCGGCGATTTCCACAGGGCTCCTTGTGGTGGTTTTGACGGGCTTGATTTGCGGGGCGATTGCTTGGATTATCTAGGGCCACACTGATAACATTGTCAATGACTCGGCGGGGTGTTGTGGTTAAAATGGATGACGGTATGAAGCAAGTTGTAGACACGGTTTCTGTAGCAACCGCAGTGGGCACTGTCGCGGCAGTTTTGCCGCCTTTGGCCGCACTCTTCACCATTGTCTGGACCCTGATCAGAATCTGGGAAACCGATACCGTGCAACATCTTTTCCAGAAAAAACGGAAACGGGACGCAAAAGGTCGGTTTTTGCCAGAGGATGATGACTGATGCTACAAGCATTGCTAGGGCCAGTAGCGGGTCTTGCTAAAACATGGATGAATAATCGCCATGAGCAGTCGCAGGCTAAACATAAAGCCAAGATGCAAGTTATTAGCAATACTGCTACTTGGGAAGAAAAGATGGCCGAAGCGTCTGCTAACTCGTGGAAGGACGAGTTTTGGACGGTTGTACTCGCAGTCCCGCTTTTCTGTTTGGGATACTCTGTTGTGGCTGACGATGCCGGTGTTGTTGATCGTGTTCGTTACAGCTTTGACGTTTTATCTACTCTGCCTGACTGGTATCAGTATCTACTCTTCCTTGCAGTATCTGCGTCATTCGGAATCCGTGGTGCTGACAAGCTGATGAAAATGAGGTCAGGCAAATGACTCCTGACCAACTAAACGCTTGGCGTGTTATTCCAAGGCTGTTGATGTTAGCCATGTTGATAATGACGTACCGTGTAGTAGATTGGTTTATGGCGCTGTCTGAGCCTACGTTGGAGCAGGCTGGTCTCGTTTCAGTGATGACCGGAGCCCTTACCGGGGCTTTCGGGCTTTTTCTGGGGTCTGGCAAGAAAGAATAATGCACACCTCACAGGAAGGTATTGATCTCATCAAGCATTTTGAGGGCTGTGAGACAAAAGCCTATCAATGTAGCGCTGACGTATGGACTATTGGCTATGGCCATACTTTCTGCGTCAAAGAAGGCGACAAAATCACCGAAGAAGAGGCCGAGGCCCTTTTAAAAGAGGATCTTTGCGACTTCGAAGAGCACGTTGATCGGCTTGTCACAGTCAGTCTCAACCAAGATCAATTTGATGCTTTGGTGTCTTGGACGTTTAACCTCGGTCCCACCAATCTCAAGGAAAGCACCCTGCTCCGTAAGCTCAATGAGGGCCATTATGATGATGTGCCCGCAGAAATGGCGCGCTGGAATCGCGCTGGCGGAGAAGTTCTTGAGGGGCTAAAGCGCCGCCGCAAGGCCGAGGGCGCGCTTTGGCAGGGGCTAGAGTGGCGAGATGCCTAATTTAGCGCTCAAAGACTTCGAAATACTATCTGAGCAAGAGCAACAGGAAGCGCTTGCCCTGCTCGACAGATACAAAAGGATCGAAAAACAAGAAGTTTGCCAAAAAGACTTTATTAAATTTGTCAAAAGTCAGTGGCCCGATTTTGTAGAGGGCCGCCATCACCGGATTATCGGGGAAAAATTCAATCGAATCGCGCAGGGCAAGCTCAAAAGGCTGATTGTTTGCCTCCCCCCGCGTCACACCAAGTCTGAATTTGCCTCGACCTTCTTCCCAGCATGGATGATGGGGCTTAGAGGCGACCTCAAAATCATTCAAACCACCCACACTGCTGAATTGGCAGTCAGATTCGGCCGTAGGGTGCGAAATATCATCGATTCGGAGGAATATCAGACGGTTTTCCCCGAGCTAAAACTGCAAGCCGACAACAAATCAGCGGGCAGATGGACCACCAACAAGGGTGGCGAATCGTTCTATGCGGGCGTTGGGGGCGCGATTACGGGTCGCGGCGCGGACTTGCTGATAATTGACGATCCCGTGTCGGAGCAGGACGCTTTGAGCCCTACCGCCATGGATTCGGTATACGAATGGTACACGTCTGGCCCTCGTCAGCGTCTCCAGCCGGGCGGTATTATCGTCATAGTGATGACTCGGTGGAGCACCAAAGACCTTGTTGGCCGAGTTTTGAAGAAGCAGGGCGATGATTACGCGGATCAGTGGGAATTAGTGGAGTTTCCCGCCATCATGCCCGACTCAGACGCCCCTCTTTGGCCAGAATTTTGGAAAAAAGAGGAGCTTTTGTCCGTCAAGGCATCACTGCCGCTGTCAAAGTGGAACGCGCAGTGGATGCAGGATCCCACCGCCGAAGAAGGCTCGATTGTAAAGCGAGACTGGTGGCGAAGGTGGGAAGAGGGCTATGTTCCAGAGTATAGCTATGTCATACAGAGCTATGACACGGCATTTTCCAAGAAAGAAACGGCTGACTACTCCGCTATTACCACTTGGGCCGTGTTTCAGCCTCAAGATGGCGACCCCGAGCAGATCATTTTGCTGGATGCCAAGCGTGTACGGGCAGATTTCCCAGAACTGAAGAAATTGGCTTGGGAAGAATATAAATATTGGGAGCCAGACTGCGTGCTTATCGAGGCAAAAGCCAGCGGCACCCCTTTGACGCAGGAACTGCGCCGCGTTGGCATTCCGGTCACTGCCTATACACCGAGCAGGGGGCAGGATAAGATTGCCAGAATGAACTCTGTTGCCCCGATTTTCGAGTCAGGCATGGTTTGGGCACCAGATGAAAGTTTTGCCGAAGAAGTCATCGAGGAAATGGCCGCTTTTCCTTATGGCGACCATGATGACTTCTGCGATTCGGCCACAATGGCGCTCATGCGCTTCCGACAGGGCGGCTTTTTGTCGTTAGGTGATGACTACGACAGGGAGATTCATCCGATGAAGCGGGATAGAAGGGTTTATTACTGATGGCGATTGAAAAGCGAGAGTTAGGAACAGACACCAACCCCGATGTCATACCCCTCGGCCGCGCGATGGAGGTAATTCCAGAGCCCAGCCGCCAAGACTTAGTTCGCGAAGCGGCGCAAATCTTGGTAACAGAGGACGGCATTCTTGTTGATGACGAAATTGACGCCCCGCCAGAGGGGCCGCCCGCAATACCTTTTGACGCGAATCTTGTCGACTTTGTAGACGATACTGATCTGATGATCTTGGCAAAAGAAACGATTGCCAACATCGAAAATGACAAAGAAAGCCGCGCCGATTGGGAAAAGACCTATGTCGACGGGCTGAAGTATCTGGGCATGAAGTTTGACGAGATGAGAAGCTCGCCATTTCAGGGCTCATCTGGCGTTATCCACCCGATTCTTGCCGAAGCCGTCACTCAGTTCCAAGCGCAGGCTTACAAAGAAATGTTGCCTGCAAAGGGCCCCGTCAAAACTGAAATAATTGGCGCGCGCACTCCTGAAACGGAGGCTCAAGCCTCTCGTGTCGAAGAGTTTATGAATTTCTACATCCTCAATGTGATGCAGGAGTTCGATCCCGAGCTAGATATGTTGCTGTTTTATCTGCCGCTCGCAGGCACCGCATTTAAGAAGGTGTATTACGACACGGCAGTAAGTAGGGCCATGTCAAAATTCATTGAGCCACAAGACTTGGTGGTGCCCTACGAGTCTTCAGACCTGACAACAGCGGAGCGGGTCACTCATGTGCTCAGAATGTCGCCCAACGAGATTCGGAAACAACAGCTAAATGGGTTTTACGCAGATGTAAATATTAAGAGCGGCAGTTACGTTCCAAATCGCGACGAAATCGAAGAGGAAATTGATTCGATTGAGGGATTAGGGCCCAACGGCATGAATGAGCGCGATCATCTTGTATATGAGGTGCATACGGTGCTCGATCTCGTCGGGTTTGAGGACTTGGGCGCAAATGGGGAGCCCACGGGCCTCAAATTGCCCTATATCGTTACGATTGACGAGCGCAGTCAGAAAGTGTTGTCGATTAGACGAAATTACCTCGAATCCGATCCTCTCAAGGCAAAAATCAACTATTTTGTGCAGTACAAGTTTTTGCCGGGCCTTGGATTTTACGGTCTGGGCCTAAGCCACATGATTGGCGGGCTTGCCAAAGCCTCTACGTCAATCCTGAGACAGCTTATCGATGCGGGCACCTTGGCCAACCTGCCTGCTGGATTTAAAGCCCGTGGAATGCGGATTAGGGACGAAGACGAGCCCCTACAGCCCGGCGAGTTTCGTGATATTGACACCACAGGCGGCAGTTTGCGGGAGAATTTGATACCGCTTCCGATCAAAGAGCCCAGCAACGTGCTGATGAGCCTCCTTGGCTTGCTGGTGGAGTCTGGTAAGCGATTTGCGTCGATTGCTGACATGAACGTCGGCGACATGAATCAAGCTATGCCCGTGGGCACTACCGTGGCGCTGTTGGAGCGCGGCACAAAAGTCATGTCGGCGATTCACAAGCGCCTGCATTACAGCCAGCGGGTTGAATTTCAGCTTTTGGCACGGGTATTTGCCGAATATCTGCCCCCTGCATACCCCTATATGACCGGCTCTGGCCCTTCAGAGATCAAGGTTGAGGACTTTGACAGTCGCGTCGACATTATCCCTGTCAGCGATCCGAATATTTTTAGCCAAAGCCAGAGAATTACTTTGGCTCAAGAGCTTTTACAGCTTGTGCAATCCAACCCGCAGGTGCATGGCCCAACTGGCGTATACGAGGCTTATCGAAGGATGTATGCGGCTCTTGGCATCGATAATGTCGAAGGGTTGTTACAGCCACCAGCGCCTCCGCCCGTTCCACAACCTGTAGATGCAGGGCTGGAGAATAGCGGCTTTATGATGGGTAATCCCGCGCAAGCATTTCCGCAACAGAACCATCAAGCGCATATTGATGCTCACAGAAGTCTTTTCCTGACAGAGCTTGTCAAGTCAACGCCTACTTTGCAGGGCGGAATTATCGCCCACATGATGCAACACTTGCAGTTTATGGCCACGGCCATGGCTTCCGAGCAGATACCTCCAGAACTGCAACAACAGATGGCCCAGCTAGAGCAGGCGGCGGCTACAGGCCAAATTCCGCCAGATCAAGTGCAGGCAATGCAACAAGAGATGACTGGCATTATCGAGCAAGTTTCGTCACCCATTTTGGCTCAATTAACCCAAGAGCTTCTGCTAAGCATTGGGCAGGGCAGTCCTGAAGATCCGCTGGTTGCAATTAGAGAGCAAGAGTTGGCTCTCCGTCAGGCAGAAATGGAGCAAGATCAAGAGCAATTCCAGATCCGCGAAACCGCTAGAGCGAATGAAAAGTTACTTGAAGCTGAGCTTGCAAAGCAAAGGATTGATGCAACCGAGCGCGCTAATTCTGAAAAAATGGACTTAGCAATTCAAAGATTGGCCCAACAGGCTGATCTCAAGTTGACAGAACTGGCCGCAAAATACGGCCCATTACAGTAGGAGTTGGTTATGCCTTTGAAAGCAGGAAAAAGCCAAAAAGTGATAAGTGAAAATATTCGCCGCGAGAAAAAAGCAGGCAAATCGCAAGATCAAGCAGTCGCGATTGCGTTGCAAAACGCCAAAAAATATAGCCAAGGCGGTCTTGTGAAGCGGGTAAAAAAGAAAATTAAAGGCGGTGGTGCGGCGACCAAGGGCCTTGGTTTTTATGAGATTGATTAATGGATGACATTGATCTGGCTCACCGCATTAAGCGGACCATCGAAGAACGTAAGTCTTTGATCCAAGATATGTTGATGGGCGGTGGACTTAATTGCATGGAACACTACAAAAGTGTACAAGGCGAGCTAACCGCGCTATCCTTAATTGAGGAACAAATCTCAGACTACTTTAGGGAGAGGTAATGGGAGCCGAAGAAGCCTACGTTCAAGCGGATCAGGTTGTACTTGATCCTAATTTATTAGAAAAAAGTGCTATTGAGCGAATGCCAGACCCCACGGGCTGGCGGATGCTCGTCCTGCCTTGGTCAGGAGTTGCAAAATCCAAGGGCGGCATTCATTTGACGAAAGCCACCATGGATCGCGAGGCGCTTGCCACTGTCGTTGCGTATGTGGTCAAAATGGGCCCGCTTTGCTATAACGACACGGAAAAGTATGGGGACACCCCTTGGTGCCGTGAAAAACAGTGGATTTTGATTGGAAGATACTCAGGCGCTAGATTTAAACTGGAAGACGGCGCAGAGGTACGCATCATCAATGATGATGAGGTGATCGGCACAATCCTTAACCCTGACGATATAGTGAGCATCCTATGATTGAGAAAGCTGAAGTACAGCAACCCGAAGAAGAGCTTCAGATTGAAATATCTGACGAGCCTGAACAGCAGGCTCAATCTGAAGATGAGCTTACAGAATATTCAAAGCGCGTCTCTCGAAGAGTCAACAAGCTGAATCAAAAGGCAAAGGACGCAGAACAACGCGCCGAAGCCGCCATCAGGCTTGCTCAGCAAAGAGAGCAGGAGCTTGAGCACTATCGCCAGTTGTCGACCCAACAGCAGACCACAACCTTGCAGGCTGAAGAGGAAAAGGTCAAAGCCCAAGAGGCACAGGTCGATGAAATATATCGCCAAGCAGTAAATAGCGGCGACGCTGATTTGATGTCTCAGGCTACAACGCTGAAAAACGAGATAGCAATCAAAAAAGAAAAAATTAAGACCGCGCGATTGAGGCAAGAGCAAAAATCTCAGCAAAACCAGCAGTATCAGCAGTATCAACAGCCACAACAATACGCTCAGCAACAGGCCGCGCCACAGCAAGAAATCAAGCCAAGTGAACAGGCTTTAAGCTGGCACGAAAGAAATAAGTGGTATGGCGATGCTGAAAATGAAGACAATATGCAGGCTACACAGTTTGCATACTTTACGCACTTCAACCTCATAAACGAGGGATACGAGCCAGACAGTGAGGACTATTATGAGGCACTGGATTCTCGTATCCGAAGGGCGTATCCTGACCTAAGCGGAGGCCAAGAGGCCCCCGCCGCCGCACAAAGTGAATCGCGACCCGCCGTGCAAAGAGTCGCTTCAGCCACACCTAGTGGTCGGCAACAATCACGAGGAAAGCAGAGCGGTGTTCGTTTTTCGAATAGCGAACTCGAAAGGATTCGCGGACTCAAGCCGCACAATATGTCTGAAGACCAATGGTTGAAGACTGTGGCTCGTGAAAAGCAAAAAATCCAGCAGAGAGGAGCTAGGTAATGACAGAAGAAAAGAACACTCGCAAAAGTCGTGAAAGCGGAGCGCACGTTAATCAGGCTCGGCGACAACCATGGCGACCAGTGCGGAAGTTGGAAACTCCCCCTGCACCACCCGGTTACGTTTACAGGTGGATCAGAGAGAGCATGATGGGCAACGAAGACCGAGCCAATGTCTCGCGTCGTTTGCGTGAAGGTTGGGAATTGGTGCGCGGCACCGACCTCCCTCCTGAGTGGCAGTTGCCCACCTTGGACAACGGAAGGCATGAAGGCGTCGTGTATAACGAAGGGCTTTTGCTGGCTAAGATTCCAGAGGAGACTGTCCGAGAGCGTAATGATTATTACACTCAAAAGACAGAAACAGCGAAGGACGCATTGGATAACAACGTCTTCAATGAGGCCGCCGCTGACTCTCGATATGTTAAATATGATCCTAGCCGCTCAAGCCGTGTGACCTTTGGCAAGCAATAGGAGAGTTAAAGCATGGCAAATAAAGATGCCGCTTTTGGACTTAAACCTGCCCGAATGATGGGCGGTGCTCCGTATTCTGGAGGCCAGTCGCGTTATAGAATCGCCAACAACCAATCAGGTGCAATTTTCCAAGGCGACTTGGTTAAGCAACTGACTGGCGGAACTGTATCGCGCGCGGCCGCCTCCTCCACTGTACCTGTCGTTGGCGTGTTCAACGGCTGTCAGTATACGGACCCGACCTCGAAAGAGCAGATTTTTTCAAACCATTACCCCGGCTCTGTAGCCGCAAGCGACATTATTGCGTTCATCGTCGATGATCCAAATGTTGTTTTCGAAATACAGGCAGACGATACCTTCCCTGTGGCCGATCTTTTCGGCAACTTTGATATCGTTGACCAAGCCACAACGGGTGATACTAGCTCTGGCAGATCAAACATGGAGCTTGACGTAACGACGGGTGCCACCACCACGACGTTGCCACTCAAGGCTATCGACATCAGCCAAGACCCCGACAACGACGACGTAGCAAGCGCAAACACCAACGTGATGGTTGTAATTCAGAACCATATCGCAGGTGTAAAAAGCGCTGGCTTAGCATAAGGAGGCTGACTGATGGCTATTTCACGCGCACAACTCGCCAAAGAGCTTGAGCCCGGCCTCAATGCGCTGTTTGGTATGAGTTATGACTCTTACGACAAGGAGTACGAGGAGATCTTCGCCATTGAAGACTCCGAGCGCGCCTTTGAAGAAGAGGTTTTGATCACGGGCTTCGGCACTGCGCCGACTAAGACTGAAGGTGCTGGCGTTTCTTTCGACACCGCATCCGAAGGCTTTACCGCCCGTTATACGCACGACACCATTGCTTTGGCCTTCAGCCTCACCGCTGAAGCTGTCGAAGACAACCTGTACGACTCTCTTGGTCGACGTTATGTGAAAGCGCTTGCGCGATCCATGGCGAACACCAAGGAAGTAAAGGGTGCTGACGTGCTTAATAACGCCTTCAACTCCAGCTTTGCTGGTGGTGATGGACAGCCGTTGATTTCTACTGTACACCCTCTTGCGGGTGGTGGCACGCTGGCTAACCGCGCGACCACAATGGCAGACCTTAACGAGACTTCATTGGAAGACGCGCTGATCGACATCAGCACTTTCACTGATGATCGTGGCCTGACCATTTCTGTTCAAGCGACCAAGCTGGTTGTACCGCCGCAGTTGGTTTTCGTTGCTGACCGCATTCTGAACTCAACTCTGAGACCGGGCACGGCAGACAACGACATCAACGCAATTCGCAACACTGGCGTCCTGCCGCAGGGCTACACAGTCAATCACTACCTGACTGACCCTGACGCTTTCTTCCTGCTGACTTCGGTCACAGATGCGGGCGAAGGACTGAAGATGTTCCAGCGAACTGCAATGGAAACTTCAATGGAGCCTGATTTCTCAACGGATAACATCCGCTACAAGGCTCGTGAGCGATACTCATTCGGCTTCTCCGACTGGAGAGGCATTTATGGGTCACAAGGGGCCTAAGTCACCCCTTCGTGGATCACTCTGATTGGGGCCTTCGGGCCCTTTTTTTTGTATCAAAAAAAATATCTGTGCTACCATCAAGGCTCCTGACAGCCTCATGTCGAGGCTGACATTGACCCAAGACAGGAGACCATCATGGGAACTTCTACTTTTTCTGGTCCTATTAAGGCTGGAACCATTAAAGACACCACCGGCACCACAGTTGGCACCGACAAGGCCAACGTCGGATTTGTGCTTATGGCGCAGAGCGGAAACGTGGTTTTTGGCGCTGACGGCACTGAGACTGTGGTCGCAACACTACCCGCTAATAGTCAGATTTATCAGATCGCCGTAGACGTAACTACCGCCTTTGATGCGGGCACTACCAATACGTTTGACCTTGGCGACGGATCTACTGTTAATCAATATGCTGATGCACTCGATGTCAGTTCTGCGGCTCGCGTCTTGGCAACATCTGACGTAAGCCAAATTGGCAACTTGATAGACATTGGCACAACTGACGTAGATGTGACGGTTACCTATAACCAGACTGGAACGGCCGCAACCGCAGGTGCCGCGACAGTCACTGTGCTGTATCTTCAGAACAGAAATCTTTCGTAATTGACGGGGGCTTTGCCCCCTTTTACAGGTTGTAGCCATGTCACGCGAAGTAAGCTCAATTAGTCGGGTTGGCACCAGTGAGCCATTTGAGCTACAGGTGGCGCGGGGGCAAATTGCCTACCACCATGCGTTGTTCAAGTTTGGCAACAACGCCACTGTTGGCAACAGCTTAGAAACGATATGGGCGGAGGGCGGTCTTTATGTTTACCCGCCCACTGCGTCGGTGATGACCGTATCCAGTAGCTCGACTGCCGATACCAGTGCTGGGACGGGCGCAAGAACGGTGACTGTTTTTGGACTGGACGCCGATTACAATGAAATATCTGAAACTGTCACCCTAAACGGGCAGACAGCCGTAAGCACCACCAAATCATACCTGCGGGTCAATCGGA